AAAACAAAAAAAATACAATAAATAAAAAAATAATATAGACTTTGTTTTGTATATATTATTATGGAGTTGGATTTACAACACACTCGGTATGACAGAAACACTCTGAAAAAACACATTTACAGTGTCAAATTAATAGACCTTGTAAAAACCCAGCACTTGGACACTACCTTTGTAGTTCGGTATATTTTAAATACCAATTATCAATTTTGTGATGAAGATAAGAACATTGACGTTGATACGATTTTGTTATACCAGAAACATTTAGAGAGAAATAAAATAATGGCTGAAATAGAAAATTACACATCCGATGACGATAGTGTAGAACCATTTGACTCATTATACTAATTTGTTTTTTATTTTTTGAAATAAAACAATTTATTTTATTATACTATAGTAATATTATGGAGAACAATTGTACATTTGATAAAATATACAACAATAATAACTACGAAAATCATAAAACAAATTTATTAGAAAATCAACAAAAATCAAATTTAGATTCATTATGCGATTATCTTTATAATTTTTTTTATAGTTGTTGTTGCATTTTCTTATATTAACAATATAGGCATTAAGTAAAAATAAACAAATTTCATTTAAGTTGTTTTAGAGCAACGCGTATTTTAAATGCCGAGTTAATCAGCAAAAAAAACAAGTTTACACCATTGAAGATTTAAAATGGGACAATTTATGTATAATTAAGTATTTAATAATTAATTATATAAAATATGGGTGTGGAAGGGGTTAAACCTACGACCTTGTTATTAGTAATAAACACGCTCTATCACGCTGAGCTACACACCCAATATATATTATTGTGTTGTCTTTAAGTCGTTTTTCAAAGTAAAAATTGTCCCATTTTAAATCTTCAAGGGTGTAAAATACGAGCGCTTCCTCCTTATAACCCGTAAAAAGGAGGAAGCGTTCGTATTTTTTTTGCTGATTAACTCGGCATTTAAAATACGCACTGCTCTACACCTTTTCTTATTTGAAATGCCCATTATCTACTGTGGAAGGTATTTTTTAAAATACCCAAGTCAATCATATTTTTAGAATAATAATCAATAACCTCCGTTTTTTCTTTACCATTAAGTGTTTCTAAAAATAAAATTAATAACCCAAATGCTTTTCTATACTCATTTTTGCGTATAAAATTGTCGATATTTACTTTTGAACTAGAAATATATTTCTCAACATTTTCACTTGTTTCCATTACATTAATTAATATAATAGTTTTAAATACTTTTACATTTAAAATGCCCATTATTCTTTTGAAAAAATTGTTAGTATTTTGTCTATATCTTTATTATTATCATATACAAACCATTTCTTTTTATCAGCATCCCAAATACCTCCCATTTTTTTTATTTCATCCTTTTTTATAAAAGGAATTATTATATATATTTTTTGTAGATGTAGATGTATTATAAGGGCAACTTTCTAAACCAATTGCTATATTTGCTAATTTATCCGCGTTGTCATTCCCAAAAGAATGAATGTCTGTATTATGTGTATGTGCTTTTATATGTATAAATTGAATATTTAGTTTATCTTTATACATTTCATATGCGGTTTTAACCAACTCTTTATTTGGTATATCTACATTCCAACCTTTTTTATAGCATTTTTCACCATAAGAAGAAACACACTTTATAGCATATTCAGAATCACTTACAATTGCTATTTTTTTCCCATTTAGAATATCATTTTCTATAATATAATAAGTTTCAATAATAGCACTCACTTCTGCTGTATTATTTGTTTGTTTTCCTTCTATTTTTTTTGATATGTTACGATTATCATTTATACCAAAAAATACACCTATTCCTGCTAAAGCATTGTCTCTTCCATTATTAGAACAAGCACCATCTGTATAGACATAATAGTCTGGATTAAAACCAACATTTTCATGTGAAACCAGTATATTATGTTTTAGAGTATTATTATTTGTATTATATATTTTTTCATTTACTTTAATAAAATTATCTGCTTCTTCTTTTGTATCAAATTTTTTATATAAAGCATTTTTATATCCTTTTACTGAATTATTGCAATCATTCCAATTTAAAAATATTCCGATACTTCTTCCATTAGCAACAGCATAAAATGTCATTATAGTATATTATAGTTATTATTTTTATATTTATTTCAAATAAACATAAAAATCGGCGTTTGAAATGTAAAAAGGGTGTAAATACTTTTATATTATTAAAATGGACGTTTCAAATGAGAAAAGGTGTAATATTTAATTTGGTTATGTCTCAGGAACAACATGCGTCGTTTTTATAAATTTATAAGTTAAGCCATAGTGGTGTTGGGTTTCCCAAATTCCCGATATTTTTAAAATAAACTCACACAATGGTTGGCTACCAATATCCTCCATCAATTTTATATATCCAGATTTTAATTGTTCGTAAATTTTGCAGTATGGGATTTTAGTAGTAGAGTATTTTTTCAGCAATTGTTCTTCCACCCCTTTTACATATTGGATTATTTCTTCATGTAAATCAAATGGAAATATACATTTGTATTTATTAAAATATTTTTCACATTGTATATGTTGCATTGGTATCAATAAATAAATTCCGTTCAAGGTTACGTTTCCATCTGAATACATGATTCGTATAAAATTGCCATCGGTGATGATATTGTTTTTTATTGGGTCGCTTAACATCGTTTTTGTTTCGTCATATTGTTTTATATATATTGCCAAATTCATGATACTTTATATGTACTATAATATTCATATGAATTTGTATTTATATCATATGTTTAATTATATTATTAGCATCCTTTTTTTCTCTTTTTTATACTGTGGATTTATATAGTTTATAAATATCAATCATTTAATATTAAATATTTACAATAAGATGAAATTGTGTATTTTATTTTATATTTGTTATTTATATGAGCGGACCAAATAATCCTGGAAAAATTCCAGACATGAATACCAATATTAAACAATTTTATACTTCTGGTTTAGACACCAATCCATGGATATATAAAAAAAACATCAACCATATTGCACCCATACAAACGCCTCCTATAATCACCACGGCTACTGCCAGCGACGTGCAAATTACTAGAAACTTGTCGATTAATCAAAACTTGTATGTGAATGGTTCTATTTATAACACATCTGATAATAAAACGAAAAAGGTGGTTCGGCAATTGAATGACACTGATTGCGACGAGTTGTGTACATTGAACCCTCTTTTGTTTCAGTATTTACACGACAAGGAACAACGGAGACATTATGGACTCTTGGCACAAGAAGTCGAACAAGTGTTTCCTTCCTTGGTTGATATTGAACCAAGCCAACATATAAAAAATGTGAATTACCAAGAACTAATACCAATTATCATTACCAAAATAAAACAGATGCATCAAGAAATCCAAGAATTAAAAATGCAACAGAATTCATTGTAAAGGTGTTTGTTTATAAATAATTGCATGTTATTATTTATTTATAAACAATATAAACATAATAAAATATGTTGAAAAATCGTGTGGTATAGCTAGCTTATGTAAATATAAATAATGCTATAAATATTATATTAACAATATATATAATGAAGGGGCAAACTACAAAAAACGCGTAAACAACGTTTTTATAAAATTTTAAGAAAAAGAAAAAGTAAAAGTAAAAGTAAAAGAAGTAGAAGTAGAAGTAGAAAAAACAGAATTGGTGGAGGCAATGGTAGGTTAAGAAATTGGGTTCCTTTAGCGAAACTTAATTGGGCATTTTTATGTAAAAATCCATCACCAAATGCGATTGAATTATTAAGAAAAAACCCAGATAAAATAGATTGGTATAATTTATCAGGAAATCCATCAGCCATTCATTTACTCGAACAAAACCCAGACAAAATTAGTTCGTCTCAGTTATCAGGCAATCCATCAGCCATTCATATTTTAGAACAATATCCAGACAAAATTAGTTGGTTTTTTTTATCAGGCAATCCAGCAGCCATTCAATTGTTAGAACAATATCCAGACAAAACTGCTTGGGGTCCTTTATCAGGCAATCCATCAGCCATTCATATACTCGAACAGCACCAAGACAAAATTTATTGGCAATGGTTATCAGCCAATCCAACAGCAATTCATCTTTTAGAACAAAATCAAGACAAAATTAATTGGTCTCAGTTATCACATAATCAAGCAGCTATCCATTTGTTAGAACAAAATCAAGATAAAATTGATTGGACTATGTTATCAGAAAATCCAGCAGCTATTAATCTATTGGAACAAAATCAAGATAAAATTAATTGGACTAGATTATCACAAAATCCAGCAGCCATTCATTTGTTAGAACAAAACCAAGATAAAATTGATTGGGCAATGTTATCAGCCAATCCAGCAATTTTTACATAAGTATTATAAAAATGCTATAAATATTTATATTAATAATAACAGGAAAAATGATAACATCGACAATGTGATACTTTGAGTGAAAAGTCGGCATTCTTAGGCATCAAACTTTGTCGTCTATGTTGTTTTTCAGATTTTCTCTCGAATGAAAAAATGAAAAGAGAAAAGAATAAAAAGAAAAATGTTGGAACAGTCATTTTTATTTTCATTTGAGAGAAAATCTGAAAAACAAAATAAACGACAAAGTTCGATGCCCATTTGTGCCGACTTTTTATGGTTTCATTAGTGCCTTTAAGTTGTTTTTTAATATATATTAGGGGCCTTTAAGTTGTTTTTTTATTATTATTCCTCATAATCCCAAACACCCCAACCTGCAAAGTATTTTATATTCTTTGGATGGAAACGGTTTTGAATTATTTCTTTATTAATTGGTCATCGATGTTTTGCAATGTTGTCATAATCATACGTAAAAATGGCTAGATTTTCGAATAATTTTGTCCAATTAATTTTGTCTTGATGTTGTTCGAGTAAACGAATGGCTAATGGATTTTGAGACAAACTATCCCAATTAAATTGGTCTTGTTTGTCTAGATTTTGTTCTAGCAAATGAATCGCTGCTGGATTTCTATTACATGATAACTCAAACCAATCAATTTTATCTGGATTTTGTTCCAACAAATGGATGGCTGATGGATTGCCTGATAAACCACTCCAATCAATTTTATCTGGATTTTGTTCTAACAAATGGATGGCTGCTGAATTGCGTGATAAAGCATACCAATAAATTTTGTCTATATTTTGTTCCAACAAATGAATGGCTGTTGGATTGGATGATAACCCTATCCAATTAATTTTATCTGGATTTTGTTCATAAAAATGAATCAATGCTGGATTTTTATTACATGATAATATATACCAATTAATTTTGTCAGGGTTTTTTTCTATAAGATGAATGGCAGCTGGATTTTGTAATAACCAGAACCAATCAATTATTTTGTCTATATTTTGTTCCAAAAGATGTATGGCGACTGGATTCGTGGATAAATACATCCAATTAATTTTATCTTGGTTTTGTTCTAGAAGATGAATGGCGGCTGAATTGTATGATAACTCATCCCAATCAATTTTGTCTTTATTTTGTTCTAATAAATGAATGGCTACTGGATTTATAGACAACCACATCCAATTAATTTTGTCTGGATGTTGTTCTAATAAATAAATGGATGTTGGGTTAGCTGATAACCAAGTAATATTGATTTCTATTTTCTCTTCAGGAATCCAATCTAATAATTTAGATTTATAATAATTGTCTATGGTCATAGTAATATACAATTATATTGTATTGTATTTTTATATATATTATATATTATAATATAAAAAATATATTATAAAAAATATAATATATATATAATATAGTATAATAAACGATGATTAGTATATTAATGCCCATTTACAATGGCATTGAATTTATCAATGACTCAATCACCTCTGTATTAATGCAGACGATTGAACATTGGGAACTGATTATCGGTATCAACGGACATTTACCGAATTCAGATATTTACAAACGAGCCAAAGAATATGAGGCAATTCATTCAAACATCAAGGTGTTTGACTTGATAGACATTACTGGAAAAAGCAACGCACTGAATAAAATGTTAGACTATTGTTCTCCCACCTCTTCCTACATTGCGTTGCTGGATGTGGATGATATTTGGCATTATAAAAAATTAGAGGTTCAATGGGAATATTTACATAAATACGACGTGATTGGAACTCGTTGCGTGTGGTTTGGAGAGAGAGAAGGCACGGTTCCATCTATTCCAGTGCATGATATTAGTGATTTTAATTTTGCACAGGTAAACCCCATTATTAATTCGAGTGTGATTATACGAAAAGAGTTGTGTCATTGGGACCAATATTGGAACATTGAAGATTATGATTTATGGATTCGGTTGCGAAAACAACATAAACGATTTTATAATTGTCCAGAAGTGCTTGTAAAACACCGAATACATAACCAGTCGGCATTTAACGCAAAAGGAAATCATCGTAGCGTGGATACATTATTAAAATTTCATGGACTTATATAGTATTTATACATTATACATACATGTCAATCTTATTGATAAGTGTATACACACGAGGCCCTGATTCAACTGCAAAACATTGGCCACGTCGCCAAAATATAAATATCTTTTTACAAACCAATTTCACCTTTTTATAAAAATTATATATCATTTCATTTGTTGACTGATAACCATAATTATAATTATTTTCTTGTGTAATGCATATATTAAGTAGTCTAGTAAGAATCTCGATCATGTATTCTCGTTTATTATCTTCACTTTTTCTCATTTCTTCTGTTAATAATCTATAATAATTTCCAATGTCTTTATTATAGATATTGGTAGTATCACTTAGCACATCATTTATCATTTCTATTGATTCATGTATTAATATAGTTATATCATCCATGTCATGCATATTATCTTTTATTATTATGATAAATTGTTTTCATTTATTTATTTATCATTTTTATATTTTTTTATAACAAAAAATAATATATATAATAATATATAAATATATAAATATATAAATATATAAATATAAATAATTGATATAATTAAACAATATTGTATGAAGATTATTATCATACTGAATTAACATCAAATACAAGATAATATAAAATTAAAGTGAAATTTGTCTAAACGACTGTAACCATGATGTATGATCTTCCGCTTTTTTACCATTAAGTTCAAACCCTAATTTTTTAATATCATCATTATATTCTCTTAAACTATGATGAACATCCCTTTGAAGAATATTACAATTATTTTTTTTTGCAACATGTTCTGCATAATCAAATAAAATTTTTTTAGTATTATGTGCAGTTACATCATCTATTGTTTCATAATATTGACCTCCAAATAATTTATCAACAGTATTTTTATCGGGACAAAACCAAAATGGAATATCAACTGTTTTAATTTCTGGTTTTAATACCAAATCAATAGAACCAATTGATTTTTTTTTTGACCAAAAACACCATCCTTCTATTTGATAAATTCGTAATTTTTTTTTTTCATCGGTGCTTTCAATCCATTCAATATAATAATTTGGAAAATACTTTGAAATACCTTCATAATTTGGTTGTCCCAATAGATACTTGTGCATATTTTTCAAATCAGAAAAGAACATACTATTAATTTTATTTTATTAGTATATTTTTTTTTCATTTTTTTTAATAATAATAATAACAATAATATATTATTATTTATTATTATATAATAATATATTATGAAAACGAAATTAAAAATTAAAAACGGATTTTCTTTTAATAAACATGGATGGAAATATATCCACATCCGTGGAACACCGCGTGCGCGTGGATATGCATACGGGGCATTATGTGCCGATGATTTCAAAAAGGTTCAACACATGTTGGCGTTTTTCATGTTAGAATCTTTTGGACAAGAATGGCCCTTTTTCATAAAACAAGTCGCCGAGGATTTTAAAGATATGATACGAACCAACTTTGCAGAATTGTATGAGGAAATGGACGGAATTGCCCATGGAATGAACGACCACGGATGTAAGACAAGTTTAGATGAAATACTTGCCTGGAATTTTTACATGTCTATTCCATATTACATGTCGTCCATTGGGTCATTTGGTAAAAAAGAAGGAGGAGCCAGAGACCATTGTAGTGCATTTATAGCGGTTGGTCGCGATTGGACAGAAGATGGGAAAATCGTGTGCGCACATAATTCCTTTTGTGATTTTATTGATGGGCAATATTGCAACATTATTTTAGACATTTACCCAGATAATGGACATCGAATCATCATGCAAACCAGTCCGGGCTGGATTTGGAGTGGGTCCGATTTTTTTATTACATCCAAAGGAATCATTGGAACAGAAACAACCATTGGAGGGTTTATGCCGTATGAAAAGAAATTCCCCATTGGATTCCGTATTCGCAAAGCAATGCAATATGGAAATTCTCTGGATGATTATGTATCCATCTTATTACATGAAAACTCGGGAGATTATGCTAATTCATGGTTGTTTGGGAATATACATAGCAATGAAATAATGCGTATTGAACTTGGATTGAAATACCATGCGGTGGAAAAAACCAAAAATGGGTATTTTATCGGATTCAATGCACCTTACGACGAAAAAATACGAAACTTGGAAGTTACCAAGTCGGGATTTTACGACATTCGACGACATCAGGGGGCGCGAAAAGTGCGGTTAGGTGATTTGATGGATGAATACAAGGGTAAAATAAATATAGAGGTTGCCAAAAAAATAATTGGAGACCATTATGATGTATATTTGCAAAAGGAAAATCCGTGTTCGCGAACCGTTTGTTCTCATTATGAATTGGACCCTCGCGAATACATGTCCGACCAAAGCAGACCAGTCCCCTTTTCACCCCATGGTGCGGTGGATGGAATGATATGTACTTCGGACCTGGCGAAAAACATGGCGTTTTTGGGTAAATTTGGCTCGTCTTGCAACATTGGATTTGATGCTGAGGAATTTATCCAAAAACATAAACAATTTAAAAATTTTGAACCTTATCTGAAAAACAGACCAACACAGCCATGGAGCGAATTTCGAGGTCATGAATATCGAGCAAAAAAATCATATGTATCAAAAAAAAAAAGAACAACCGCGTTTCATAAAACCAAAAACAAATCCAACAAATCAATAAAAGCCAGAAAAAACAATTAACTACATAAATCGGACAGTTTTGTTAAATTTTGAATATACTTCATTACTTTTGCTTGGTTTGATGGGTCCATGTTCATCACAGGCGTTCTCAAGCGATCAATGGATTCCATAATTTTATCGGAACTCGCCGAGCCATTTATATCGGATGTATAGTCTTTATTTATAAAGAAATCAATATTTCCATCGTTTATATAGGACCGATATTTATCGGCAATGCACACTTTCCAAATTTTTACAATCATTTTCGGATTGGCTTTTCGAATGGTAATCAGCGCGTTTTTAGCAGACAAAATATCCAAGTTTTCAGGAAATGCTTGTTGAACATCATTCAGAAATTCCATAAAATGGTCGTTGAATGCCGATAATATATTAGACATTGTAATAATATATTATATCTTTTTTTCTTTAATATGTTTATTTTTTATCAAAATAATTATAAACTCAATTCAACATAAATCAACATAATCTAGACTTGAATTGTTTTTTACATCTATTACATTGTCTGAATGACCCCCCATCGTTGACCAACGGAGTGGAATCGTTGGAAGAACAGTATATACAAATGGGAGAGAAACGACTCTGTAATCCCCCATTGTTGATATATTGGCTAAATGAACTAAACTGATAAGCATCGTTTAACAAAGTTTGTTGAAAATTGCTATTGTGAAATATATTCGAGTTGCTCATAATAGTATATTAATATTTTCTTTTTCTGATTCTTCTTAATTTTCTTGTTCTTGTTCTTTTACTTTTTCTTGTTCTTGATTTTCTTGTTCTGCGTTTTTTGATATGACGACCTCCACTATACAAATCTTCTTCTAGATCATCATTGGTTGCTTGGTTTCCTTCAGGGTTTCTCTGTCGATTCAAATAATCATTATGTTGTCTAGTATTACGCAGTCGGTTCACATAATCCTGATTTTCTTCTGTATTACCCAATTCTTGGTTTGTCAACATTTGTCTTCTACTTACTGGTGGTATTGGAAGGCTTAGATCGTTATTGTCATGTGAATTAGCAATAAAATCATCTGGTAAAGGTGTCGCCATCTGAACTCCTTGATAGTTTGATAGGTATCCTTGTGAATTTGAATTCGGCATTGGTCGGTTGCTTTGTGAATTTGAATTCTGCATATATATTAACTATATATTATTTTTTAATAATAATTATAATAATTATTTTTAATAATAGGTTGATTCCATTTATAATATAACAGAATATTATTTTATTTTTACTTGTTTTGTCTTAATAATAACAAAAACATAATTATAATAATTATTTTTTAATCACTAATAACTCATCGGTGGGCGATTTCCTGTAATGGTGCGAATGTCTGCGTCTCTCTCTTCCTTCATTTTTTTAATTCTGTCTTCCATCACTTGATTCGCATCTTCATCCTTTCTCATTCCACGAATAGTTGTATTGAAATCTGTTGGTATAGGTTGTCCATTGCCGTTATTACTATTATAATTACCGTTATTATTATTATTACCATTATTATTGGAACCTTTGGCATTTGCTGGATGATTGTCGAAAAAGGGAGATTCCATTAATTTACCATTAAACGCACTGTTTATATCCATGTAATTATGCATTTGTCGCATTCCTCCATTTCCATGTGTGCCTAAATCATCAGGGTCTTGGTCTAAATAACTGTATTTATCTGACGCAATGGAACTTACACTGTTTCCGAGAGAAAAGGCCAAGGGCTCCATATTGTTCTGGGTTGCTTGTTTTGTTTCTTGTTGTGCGATACTTTTAAAATAATTCATAATTTGCTCTCCATACAGCACTTGACATCCATGTCTTAATAAAAACAGGGCAGGAACCTTGGACACATTTTCTGGAAGTGGAATTTTATTCCCATCTTCCAAAATTATATAGGTCTTGTTATTTTCTTTGGTTCGTTTATCAATGCAAATAAAATGAATGTGTTGGTGAAAATCCGTTCGAGCCAATTGTTGTAAATATCGTTTGCACACTTCGCAATATTTGCTGTAAAATAAAATAGTATCCTTTTCATTATTGTTGTTGTTCATATTTATGTTTGCTATATATTATGTATTTTTATTTTTAACTTATTATTATTTATATTATTTTTATTTATTTTTATTTTTCACTATTAAGGTTATGATACATATATACTGACATTGTCGTTTTTATAATATCCCTTGTCTACCAACGATTGTGTATATGCGGCTCCACCCCAGTTGGGGTCCATCGGATTATCACTTACTTTGGCATTTTCTTTTGCCGCGTCCATTGCATCTAATGGTGTAGTGGTGCCAACATAATAGGATGTTTCATCGTATCCAGGATACGAATTATTATTAAACGGTGGGTCGTTTCGTGTTGCGTCTACCAACATGGTTGGATTGGAAGGAAGTGGAGGTGTCTGGATTTCAGGCATTGGTTGAGTTTGAGACGCAATCCCAATTGGCGCAGCCGTGGAAGGTGGTAAGCCAGCCTGGGGATTGGAAGTACTGGGTCTTGCTTTATACACTTGGTTTCCCTGTGCATCAAAACTATTTTGGAGATACAACACAGGACATTTAATTCCTTGGCTTTTTTGCCACGCCAAGAACTCAGTATAGTCTTCTAAATTATCAAATTCAATGGGATTTACTCCTGGCACTTCGGCCAATTTGGAATTATACAAATAAAACTTGGCCCCTTTTTGGATTAGCAAATTAGGACAACGAGTGGTGCTAAATCCCTCTGAATAGTCCGTCCCTCGAGCGTAAAAATAGAGACCCACTAAAAATACGACAATTGATAAAAACATGGTCAAATTTAAATTCATTTAGTGGTATATGTATTACTCCAATATTATTTTATCAATCAACATTCATAATAAAATAATAAAGAAATTAAGAATAAACACCTCCTTTATTCTTTATATGATTTTATTAAATATATTTATACTATATACAAGTATGGTTTATATGGAAATTCCAGTCAATCATAAAAAACAAATTGGTATATTAAATAAACAATTAAGCAATAAAAACTCATTGGTATTTATATTATTTTATATGGAAGGATGTGGTCCATGTAATGCAACTCGTCCAGAGTGGGCGAAATTGAAAAACGTGTTGCCCAAACATATTTTGCATAATAAAAACATTACCATTGTGTCTATAAATCACACATTGTTTGGGAATCTAACAAATGTAAAAAATGAACCAACCGCGTTTCCAACAATTCGATTCATCCATCGTTCTATAGAAGAAAATTACGAGGATGCAAATTTTCCACTGGTTAAAGAGAGAACAATTGATTCATTTGTCTCTTGGATTACACATAAAGTAAATCAGCATTCTCGAAATCAGCATTCTCGAAATCAGCATTATCGAAATCAGCATTCTCGAAATCAGCATTCTCGTCGTCAAACCAAAAAACACACCTATTATAAGAAACCTATTTTTCGCAAAAAAACGATGAAAAAATGATGTGTTTATATAATTATATTATCCAATATTTCCCATGAAATTATCTGGCAACTCGTGGATTTGGGTTGAATAATGTTCTTCTATTTTTTTCATATTGGGTGTATCACGTGAAGTAATCAGGTTGATTGCTACTCCCTTTCGTCCCCATCTACCAGACCTTCCAATTCGATGCAAATAAGTATGCACGCAATTGGGAACATCGAAATTAATCACCACACTGACTTGTTGAATATCAATGCCACGAGCGGTTACGTTGGAAGAAATCAATACTCTGCATGCTCCGCTTTTGAAATCGCGAAATGCACGGTCTCTGTCTACCTTTTCCATATTGCTATGGATGCAACACACTGGAAATTGGTCGTCGCGCATTGCCTCATACAAATCTTGCACACGGATAATGCTATTGCAATAAATAATTGTATGAGACATGTTTATAAATGAAAATAAATGTTTTAGGGATTCGTATTTCTGTTTGTCATCATTCACCGCAATGTAATATTGACAAATTCCATCCAGGGTTAATTGTTCCTGTTTCACACATATAGAAACCGCGTTCTGAGTTATTTTATATATAATATTTCTTAAATTGTCTGGAATGGTTGCACTAAATAAACATACTTGCACATCATTGGGTAAATATTGTAGAATAGAATACACTTGTTGTTGAAATCCAGAAGACAGCATTTCGTCTGCTTCGTCCAACACGATTAATTTGATATTATGTCCGCTGATAGTTCCCCTTTGCAACATATCATATACCTTTCCAGGACACCCACATATAATATGGGGGGTGTTTTTAGCAGAAAACATGTTTTGGCGATTGTTGTTTCTTTCTTGGCCTCCCACAAATGTATTGACTTGTAGTCCCTTTATGAAATTTCCGATATTGGATACAACCTTTGCTGTCTGGGTTGTCAATTCTCGTGTGGGTGACAATATCAACACTTGGGTGTTGTTTTTATGGATTTGTATCTTGGATAACGCCCCAATAATAAAACACCCGCTTTTTCCAAGTCCAGAAGGAGAACGAACCACCACATCTCGGCCTTCCATCATTGGCTGAATTGCCTTTTGTTGGATTGGACTGGGTTTTTCAAATCCGTATGCGTATATACCACGTAAAAGGTCAGTTGGCAAGTCCAGTTCGTCCCAATTCTGTATGGGCGGAACCTGATAGTCAGAATCTTCATATTCTAAAACGCTCGTTGTCATATCAAGTATACACCAATTGTATTTATATTGAAATAATATTAAAATTATATAATACATAAAAACTATTTAAATATAAAACATATATACAAATATGGCGGCTGTAGTTATAACCTATCCTCTTGAAGAATTTTATCGTGTATTAAATGATGGGTTTGAGTATAAAATATCCAAGGATGTGTTTGATACCATATCGGTATTGTCAATGAAAGTAGGAGCGCCTGATTATATTAAAACCCCCGTGTTTAAAAAACATGACACGAAACCCAAACATCATAATAAAAAAAAAGAATCACATGATATAAATGATAATAACAATAATAATAACAATAATAACAATAATAATAATAATAATAACAATAATAATAATAAAATATTTACAGTGACAAAGATGGATACCAAAACGGGAATCATGGCAGATTTTGATTGTGTGCGTTCATTTATTAATAAATTGACAGATAAAAATTATAATGAAATGAGTATTAAAATAACAGACACGATTAAAAAAATGGTGGCCAATTATGAAAATGAAAATGAAAATGAAAATGAAAATAGCAAATTATTGTCTATTGGTTCCAATATTTTCGACATTGCATCTTCCAATCGGTATTATTCCAAAATATATGCACAATTATATGCAGAGCTACATAAACAGTTTGATTTTATCCAATTTAATGAAGATACGATATTAGAAAAAATCCGTATTGATATTCCGTATGTTGACCCGAATGAAAATTACGACAAGTTCTGTCAAAACAACAAGTTGCATGAAAAGAGAAAGGCACTGGTTTCCTTTTATGTGAATTTAATGAATTATCATGTGGTTGAAAAATCTTCCATTACACAACTTACCCACTATTTTTTGGAAAAGGTGGTTCTTTATATTGACATGGATAATAAAAAAAACGAAGTGGATGAAATCACTGACCTGATTGCATTGTTATATAAAAAGGAATATTACACAAATACCGATCACATTCATACTATACTATCTTCATTGTCTAAACGCAAGGTAAAAGAAACCAAAAGCTTAACTACCAAGTCGTTGTTTGTATACATGGACTTGAATGACATGTAATATTTAATTTATTATTTTATTATTTATTATTTATTTTATTATTATTTTGAATGACTATAAACGACGTATTTTCAAGTGATTGACGACAACAAGGACATTCTTTTTTTTGATTGATTGACAGCCATTTGGATATACATGGCTCACAAAAAGAGTGGTTGCACACCGAATTTACAATCTGTTTATTTTCTTGTATGCAAATAGAACAATTATCCAATGGGTGTTCCACATATGTAATCGTCTTGCATTTTTTAATTACATATTTAATTTCATAAGGTATAGATGTAGATTCGTTTTGAGTGGCTTGTATGCTATATTTTTCTGGAAACAAAGACACTAACCATAATGCAATATCCATGTTATTATTTTTACATGCTGACCTAAATGCAATATGATCATTCCATTCAATGTTCATATTGGGAAACCAACTGAAAAGTTGCTGTGCAAAATCTAAATAACCTCGTGTGCAAACACATTCAAACAATGACTGTTGATATTTGATATACATATGTATGTCATTTACTCCTATTAACGATTCCACTATAAATTTCATCACCTCTAAATATCCTTCACTACATAATGTCATACATAAACTGCTGATTTTATTCTTCACCTCTTCAAACACTTCGGAATGTATGTTTACTTTATCAGCCAAGTAGCGAACCACAGAAATGTGTCCACGATAACATGCATGATAAAATCCATCTCGAAACACAATGGATTGGTTTATCGCAGGTTGGCCTTCTTTTATTTTCACCATATGCTGAACAAAGGGCAATTTCCCCTCTTCACATGCAAATATAAATAATTCTCTAAATGCAACTGTATGATTCGTATATTTTGGGGCGATATCTAATAGCCATTGAAACATTGTTAAATACTCATACAATACGGTATGCCGAACCAACAATGGGATTTTAATATATACATTTATATTGGGATTGGTGTTCAGCAACCACTGTGCTACATCTAAATGATTGTTGATACAGGCCTGTTGAAATGAGCGGTCAAAGTAGTTGAACGATACCTTTATGCAATTATTATCGACCAAATAATGTAGATTCATTGCTTGTTCTAAATCTCCGTGTTTGCAAAAATAGCGAAATAGCAGTTCATAATTTCTTGAAATGGTTTGTGTGTTCATTTTTTAATAATTGTGATTGATTTTATTATTTCAATTACAAGATATATTTTAATTCATTTTTTTTTTGTTATTATTATTGTTCTTGTTATGTTATTGTTCTTGTTATATTATTGTTCTTGTTATGTTATTGTTATTGTTATGTTATTGTTCTTGTTATGTTATTGTTATTGTTATTGTTATGTTATTGTTATTGTTATTGTTATGTTATTGTTATGTTATTGTTTAATTAACGTCTTCGAATTGCACGTAATACTGACTGGGTTGAATTAGATTGATCTCCTCCATAGGTCAAATCATTGTAATTTTTATTGACTGCTCGTTGTTTCAGATAGGTAACATAGTCAGATGAATCATATACATATTTTCCATTACATGCAGAGGCAGGAATGTTGGTCAATAGTTGCAAACTATTATAGGCAACCGAAGGAACACACGCGTCGGAAATTGACCCAAACCGCTGTTTCAATCCACGCATATTAGGACGGCTTTGAAAAGATTGGCACGTTCCACCACACGAATAATTTTGGCGAGACATTAAATCCCCTGCATTATTTACAGCTCTAAATGGGGTGATGATTCCCTGTTTTAGATTATTTTGTCTTAATTGGCTTGGATAAGTGGTATTCCATGCATTTTTCAGAGTAAATCGAATTTGCTCAAATTCTGGATAACGTTTATCCACATTTTGAGTTTGCTGTGGCATGTATCCATTAATAGCACCGCCTGAATTCGTGGGTTTTACAACCAGAGATTGGAATGCTACATTGCTTCCGTTAATAGGGCTACTATATCCTATAGAGGTCATTCTATATATAAACAAAGTAAAAAAGTTTATTTAAATATTAATTCTTTTATGTGTTTTTCTTTTATGTGTTTTTCGTTTATGTGTTTTTCGTTTATGTGTTTTTCGTTTATGTGTTTTTCGTTTATGTGTTTTTATTGTTCTATTACCGCCAGATATGTCAATACGAATATTTTTTAATTCAGAAACAGTCCCGTTCTGTCCATCTTGACAATGAGACGCTCCAATATAATTTGCATTACTACCTAATGCTTGTAATGAAGCAGTCGTTATTAAATTTCGACCTGGAATAATTTCCAATGCTTTTATGTCTGAAGTTGTTAATATTGTTTTTAATTGACCTAAATCAAGTAATGCATCTACAACTAATCCAAAAGATTTTGCATTTAAAAAAGGAACCGTTTTAACTATACTTCCCATATTGTGTAATTCAGTACATTCATATTTTATATTTGCAGGATTATCAATCACCGATTTTAGTTGTGTTTTTGTAATTGGATAATATTGAGTATTTGATAAAAACACCACATTGTCTGGGTCTTCTTTTATAAAAGTATGTATAGAAATGTCGGTTCCTTCAATTACATCAAACCCTTGTGCATCTTCAGGAATAACAACATCTGATGGGTTAAGTGGTTTTGGATTGACATTTTGATATGTAATGATAGATGGAGCCGGAGCCGGAGCCGGAGCCGGAGCCGGAGCCATAGGTGCTTGCGGTGGGTCTTCATAATCATAATCAAAAATAGTCGCTAATAAAGTTGCACCTCTTAAATTTGCACGTGATGAATCTGTCATCAAATTTGTATACGATAAATTTGCATTTGAGAAATTTGTGTCCATTAAATCAGCACCTGTTAAAGTTGCACTTGTTAAATTTGCACTTGTTAAATTTGCACTTGTTAAATTTGCACCTAGTAATTTCGCACTTGTTAAATTTGCACGTTGTAAGTTCGCATTTGTTAAATTTGCATTTTTTAAATTCGCCTTTGGTAAATTTGCTCCTTCTAAATTTGCTCCTTCTAAATTTGCTCCTTCTAAATTTGCTCCTTCTAAATTTGCTCCTTTTAATTTTATTCCTTCTAATTTTGCTCTTTCTAACTTTGCTCCTTTTAATTTTGCTCCTTCTAAATTTGAATCTTTTAATTTTGAACCTTTTAATTTTGCTCCTTCTAAATCTGCACTTGTTAAATTTGCATTTGTTAAATTTGCATTTGTTAAATTTGCATTTTTTAAATTCGCTTGTAATAAAATGGCATTGTTTAGAGTTGATTCGTCTAAATTCGCTCCTTCTAAATTTGCTCCTTCTAAATTTGCTCCTTCTAAATCCACATCTTCTAAATTCGCTCCTTCTAAATTCGCTCCTTTTAAATTTGCTCCTTCTAAATTTGAATTTTTAAATTCTACATTTTTTAAATTCGCTTGTAAAAAAATGGTATTTATTATATCCGATGTTTCTAAATTTGCTCCTTCTAAATTTGCTCCTTCTAAATTTGCATCTGTTAAATCTACTTCTTTTAAATTTGCTCCTTTTAAATTTGCTCCTTTTAAATTTGCTCCTTTTAACTCTGCTCCTTCTAAATCTGCTCCTTCTAAATTTGCTCCTTCTAAATTTTCTCCAGTTAAATCCATAAATGCTAAATTAGCATGTGGTCTAAATTGTATATTATTATTCATTATATATATATATATATTATATATAAATATAATGAATAATAAAGTAAATGTAAAATATCTTAAAGATTTTTTTGAATTGACGCGAGAAAAATTTTATTATGATATTCCATATAAATGCAATATGTGTTATAAAGGTATTGAAATTCAAATTCAGTATTAATTATTATATATTATATATTATATATTATATATTATATATACATTATATAGGTATATAATGTTTAGATTTGCTATATTGTTGAGTTCTATCGTATTTTTGTTATTGGATTATATGTATTTACAACTCATTTATCCATATTTCAGTAAACAAATCGCAGATGTTCAAAAGACACCCATGAAAATAAACTATTTAGGAATGGCGTTTTGTTATGTGTTTTTACTTTGCGGGTTGCATTATTTTATTATTCTTCCTAAAAAAAGCGCCCGTGATGCATTTTTATTGGGAATTTTAATTTACGGGGTGTATGAATCTACGAATTATGCCTTATTTTCAAATTGGTCCATCATGACAGTCTTTATAGATACTTTATGGGGGGGAATATTATTTGGATTAACCACGGCGATTATTCAATCTACTAATATTAGTTAGTTAGTTAGTATATTATAAGGTTAAAAATTAAATAATAAAGTATTTATAGTATATATTGTAAGTAAAATGGCTTCCACCAATAAAACAATATCCATCAATCTCTCGTCGTTTAAAAAAAATAAAACAAAAAGGAAAATGCCACAACAAAATGCTCCAATTATATCAAGCAAGTTATTTAAAAATAAATTGTTGCACAGAATTAAACAACATAAAAATAAAGAACAAAAAGACATTCGAATTGTTGAAAAGATGATTGGAGGAGAAAGAGAACAAGTAGACAAGGACGAATTTTTAGATTCCATGAATTTTTTACAATCTTTGACAAACGAACACAACCAACAACAACAGAGAGAAAAATTAGAGAGAAAAACAATCAAGAACCACAACGCAATGTCTGTGAATGTTGATTTGCCTTTGGAATTAGAACTGATGGAACAACCCCAAATAATGTCTGTTTCTCCAGATGAGGTTCCATATGGCATACTTAAAGGGGGAGTAAAACCGACCTATAAAGAATGGTCTAAAACTCAAAAAAACAATATAGTGACAAACCCAAATTTATCTCTCGTGATACCTTCTACCAACTCTACAGACAGAGAGAAAAGATTGAATTTACTAAAACAAAAAATAAAACAACTAGACCACAATAATGCAATAAATAATAATAATGCAATAAATAATAATAATGCAATAAATAATAATAATAATGCAATAAATAATAATAATAATGCAATAAATAATAATAATAATGCAATAAATAATAATAATAATGCAATAAATAATAATAATAATGCAATAAATAATAATAATAATGCAATAAATAATAATAATAATAATGTAATAAATAATAATAATGCAATAAATAATAATAATAATGAAGATAAATTAGTAGCAACAAAACATATTACAAAAAAGACAATTAAACGAAAATATACATTGGGAAAATCAAAGATTAAAAAATCTGTAGGAATTATGATCAAGGACAAACATACCAGAAAAAAGGTATTACAGGCACAAAAGGAACTGAAACAAAAAAACATGTCGGATGTAAAGTCGTATCTGAAGGAACATAATCTTATTAAAATCGGCAGCCATGCACCCAACGACGTGCTTCGAAAAATGTATGAATCATCTATGCTTGCAGGAGAGATTACCAATTCAAACCCAGATAATTTAATACATAATCTCTCGAAAGAAATGTAAAAAGATGTTTATAAACCCATTTAAAAGCATTATGCTCATACAAGATAAGATATAGGATGTTAGAAAGTGATTTGAGAGAACAATATGAGAGAAATAGTTATAGTTATAGTTATGTTGATAATACTGAGTTTCCTGACACGTTGGTATTGTATATATCAGATACAATTGATAACGATAAAACGGGTATTTATATTTTATACGACCAATCTTTGAAACGGTATATTATCCGTGGATATAATTATGCATTTGAATGTTGTTCAAGTAAGGATTTGACCGATTTTTTATTGTTTACAATAAAAGAGTATGATAAATTTAGATATGAATTATGCAATTACACAGACTTACCCCTGTTGTCTAGAAACATTACCTACGACACCTTGCAAGAAATGGATTTTACGACTATCTCTTTCACTGAATCAACAAGAAGAATAAAAAAGAAAAAAATGGTCAACATGGTCAAAATGTTAAAACATGTGTATAACAAAAACCATTGATTCATTTATTTTTAGACTGTTTTTATTTTTTATTTTTTATTTTATGTGCAACTATGTAAAATAAATTATCGTATTCTTTATAAAAGATGGAACAATATGTGCCAATTATTGCTGAAATGGTGGTTCCTATGAATGGGAATATAAACGGTGAAATTATGAACACAGAAATGCCCATCGTCAATATTAAAAGCAATCGAAATACCATGCAAGAACAGGACAATCAGTTTATGCAAATTCAAGAGTTGATTCACCAAAAGAGAGAAATGTTGAAGAACAATCAGCGAAAAATAGGAAGCATTTCCAAACAAAACCATTTTTTGGAAAATATCAAACAGGATTATAGCAAGTATTTTCATTATATTCAAAAACAAAAGAACGACCAGATGCAAGCGTTGCGTTTATTGGATAAATACATACACGATTTGACCGTGTCTGGAAAATTGTCGGAGCAAAATGTGGAAGACGCAAAGGTGGAACAAGCCAACATCTTAAAAGAACTGGACACGATTAAGCATGATTTAGATTCCATGATAGACGAATGATAATATTAAATATGGTCCAACGTGGGAATCAAACAAAGAAAAACAATAAAAGAAAGAAAACTAGAAAATAAAATAGAATGTTTATTTGGATGAGCGAGTGCGTCTACTTTTGCTAGAACGTATGTGTGTTTTTCTATTGCTATATTTCCATCCCTTGTTATATTTCCACCCTCCCTTTTGTTTTTTGTGTGTTTTTCGACGACGACGCTTTTGTGTTTTTCTTCCACCTTTAGTACTTGCAATTTGTGTTAATCTCTTATTTATACTACTAAAATCAACATTTTTATTATTATTACCTTGTAATTGGTTAATATAAACTTGAATCTCTTTTTTTAATTGTGCAGACATATTATTATATCTAACACTGTTTTTTATACTATTTGCAAGTTGTAATGTATTTTCTTTAGTTATTGGTACAGGTGGGACTATTGGTTCAACATTTTGATTATCATATGCACCAGGTGTAGTTGCACCAACATTAATTGCACCAACATTATTTATTCCTGGGTTAGTATCAGTTTCTGGAAAATCATTTAATAAATCATTGATAATTTTTTCAATCTCTTGTAAGCTTTTAGTTAATTCTTGATCATCATCACTCGGAATACTATCCACTATCGTTTTATAAGTATTAATAAGGTCTGATAATTTTTGATAATGGGTTGATAATGTTGTTTTAGCATCTGATATTTTAGTTTTTAAATTAGATACTTCCTCTGTTAAAATCCTAATTTGTTCCTCATTATTATTAGAAGCAGGGGCTTGCTGTAAGCTTTTAATTTGTTCTTCTTTTATGTTGATAGTCTCTTTTAATCCATCAATTTCAGTTTGTAATTGATCACATTTATTTTTAAACTTTTCCAAATTGTTTTGTAATTTTACAACATTTAATTTAATATCTTTCACCCTCGTTTTTACACTAGCATTAAAGTCTAAATTTTTTTGTATTTTTTGTTTAAATGCATCATTTTGTTCTGACATTTTTCCAACGAGACCGCCCAATTCCTCTAATTTTCCCTCTAAAGTGTCTTCAGATTGTTGTGCCATTATATATTTATACAAGATTATTTGTTTTCCACCACTTTTAAATTTCAAGATTTATGCATGGCGTATAATAATTAATATATGAAACCTATTTAAAGACAACTTGCATATATTATATACACTCTGCTATAATGACCGAAGAATATGAAGAAGATGGTGTCGAAGTAAAGCAAGAACGCGACTATGATTTAATAAAGACTGAAAATGGGTATATATTCAATCCATATAATCCATGTAATGTGCAGATTACATTGAGCGATGTTCAATATATTCTAACAAGTTATGGGTTGCCTCCAACGGTTCGCAATTTTAATTTATATAAACGTGCCTTTGTTCATCGTTCTTATACAAAACGACCGCGATATGAAAACAATGAACAACACATTACCATTGTGGAAAAACCCGACGATTGTTTGCCGTTAAGTTCCAAGTCCAATGAACGAATGGAATTTGTGGGAGACGGATTGTTGGAATGTGTAACCAAGTTATATTTATATAAACGATTTCCTAAAGCAAATGAAAAATTCATGACGAATAAAAAAATTGCCATTGTGAAAAATGAAGCGATTGGAAGAGTTGCATACGACATGGGGCTTCATAAATGGCTCATTATATCCAAACACGCAGAAGAGAAGAAAATACGCACCAATTTCGAGAAACTAGGGTGTTTGTTTGAGGCGTTTATCGCGGCGGTTTTTTTGAATTACGAGACGAATAATCCAGATGCAGAAGAAGAGTGCGACGATGAAAGTCCAGGGTTCAAAATGACAAAAAAACTAATTACCAATATTTTCGAAAAACACATTGACTGGGTAGAATTGATTCAATGCGACGACAATTATAAAAATATATTACAGGTCAAAATCCAAAAGGAATTCAAGGTGACTCCGCATTATTTGGAAATTGAAAAGAATGCCGAGTTTGGTTATAAAATGGGCGTATATTTATGTTTGGGACAGCCGATACATTGTGTATCTCATGAAAATGCATTGAATATTACACAATTTCATGCTTTTAAAGATATACACGACTATGTGTCAGAACATTCCAACGTGCTTATATATATGGGAGAAGGACAACATAAAATCAAGAAAAAGGCAGAACAAGTGGCGTGTAATGAAGCCATACACCATCTTGCACAGTTTTGAGTGAATATTAAAAATAGTTGAAGAAGGAAAATAAGATTTATATATATATAATGAATATGAATATATATAAGCCAAAAATAGACAGACAATCTAAACATGTCGGATTATTTTGTAACGCAAGAGACGAAACGCATATTAAAGAGTGGGCAGCACATCATTTGTTAATTGGTTTTGACAATATAATAATATTTGACCACAAATCGCATATTCCGTTGAAAGATGTATTTTCTAATTTTGATAAACGTGTATTAATCGTGAAGACTGATCTGCCAGATGGCAATATAAAACAAAAGTTAATGAATTATGCTACAAAGCTGGCAAATAAATTGAGTCTGGATTGGTTTATTTACTTAGACGCAGACGAGTTCTTAATATTAAATAACAAATTCAGATGTGTAAAACATTTTTTAAATACATATTCATACGGAGACTCAGTTGGTGTAAATTGGCTAATGTTTGGTTCAAATTATTTGGTAAAAGAACCATCTGGAACCATACTTGAAAGTTATACTCGTTCGTGTAATAATTTAGATAGACATGTTAAATCGTTTGTAAGACCGCGAGAAATTGTACATTCAGATAATCCACATTATTATCATATGCGAAATAAATCAAGAATGATAGGATTAGGAATGAATACGTTAAAATCGCCTCAGTGTTTCAGTGAGTTTAATATTCCATTCTATAAATCAACCGCATATATTGCACACTATGTATTTCAATCAGAAGAATCATACTTAAAACGCAAAGTTAATTTGATAGGAGACGATGGTATACAGAGAAGTAATATGGGTAAAGATATACATAATCATTATAATGATGTAGAAAATTTACAGGCACAAAAATATATAAATCAGATTAAAGAGTTTTTGAAATATTATTCTTGAACATAAATTACACCGACCAATTTTGTTATAATAATTATATGGTCTTTACTATATTTCTTCACAATTTTATTCACCATATAAAATGGGCGTTTTAAAATGAGAAAAGGTGTAAATTTTCAAGGGTGTTTAATAATTTATTTATACATTAAAAATGTAATGCCACAATCTTTCAAAACTATGACCTTCATCAGGATTTTTTAAATTTGAACTATTATTTAAAATGTTAATACATTTAATATAAAAGTCTTTTGAGTTTTTTATAATTAAACACTTATTAACGCCATAAATTGCTCCCGTTCCAAATTCTATATTTATTTGTTGGTCTTCAATTTCAAATAATTTTTTTGTAGTTGTTGATATAGGAGAATTTAATTCATGATAATTTTACAATTATTACCATTTAATACTCCGTGTTCTAAAAACTTATTTTTATGTTCATCATATTGAATTTTTAAAATATTACGTGAAAAATAAAAAAAGTTAAAAGAACAACTATTAAAATTATTTATTTCATTTATAAAAGTTTTTCTTACATGGTCAAAAGGATGAGCCTGTGTAAAAACAATTTTTTCAGGCAAATTATCAAAATTGTTTATTATATGATATAAATATGTATGAGATTCTCTACCTGTATTATCTAGTTTAATAATTTTACAATTACTATTGTCAATACTAATATTATCATTTCCTTTATTATAAATAAATATATCATATAAATTTGTATTTATAGATTTTAACCAATCTATGTTTTCATTATATCTTGCTATTACAATATGATATTTCATTATATATACTATAATATATAATATATGTTTAATATAATAATTTAAACATATATTATATTAAACAAACTACACTATTATATTAAAAAATGAAAATTGTTTCAGTTTTTGTTAATAATCCAACATTTATCGAATTAATGTATAATTCAATAAAAAAATTTTTTAAAACAGAGCAAGAATACGAATTTATAATATTTAATGACGCAAAAACGTGGCAAGATATTACAAATTTTGGAGATGTATCAATGAAACAGCAAATAATTGATATGTGTAAAAAATTAAATATTACTTGTATAAACATTCCAAATTCACATCATATAAATCAAAGAAATGCATCAGTAAGACATTCGGATTCAGTTAATTTTATAACAAAGTTTATGTTTGAATATCCAGATATATATTTTATGTTAGATTCTGATATGTTTTTTGTTGATTATTTTGACATAAAAGAGTTTGAAAATTACTATTTTTGTTATATAAATCAATCGCGAAATATTAATAATTATACAATTAATTATCCATGGCCAAATTTTTTTTATTTAAATATTAATGAAATTCCAAATAAAGAACTGATTGATTGGTCTATTGATTATCGTTTAGATGCTGGAGGAAAATGTGCAAAATGGTTAACAACACTCGATAAAAACAAAGTTTTACAAATTCAACATTTATGGTCGTGTCAATGGGAAGAAAAGGATATTCCTGAAAGTATTAACAAAAATATAACATTATTTTTAGATAATGATATAAGAAATAAAAATGGCAAATATTTTTCTGAATTATATCACAAGAAAATTTTACATTATAGAGGAGGTAGCAATTGGATGAACGAATCTTATAAATTACATTATTCTATGACAAATTTATTGTCTGACACTTTGTCAAAAATTTAAATAATTATTTCATTATATTGTTTTATTTTTAATTTTTTTCTTTTTCTTTTTCTTTTATTTTCCTGATAAAAAAAAGAGGTCGGCACACCTAGGCATCCATAATGGTCGTCTACATGGTGTTTTTTTTTTCTCTCTAAATAAAAACAAAAAAAGCTTTGAAAAATGTAAAACCTTTTAAAATTGGAGAGAAAAATCAAACACCATGTAGACGACCATTATGGATGCCTAGATGTGCCGACCTTGCCCCATTCTTATGTCATTTTTATATTTTTATATTTAATTAATTATATAAAAATAACATATATTATAATGTATATGCAACATGACGATGAATATGATGAAGAAAAATGTAATTGTCATTTATGTTGGATACTCGAATATATAATAGAATCGATATGCAAATGTAAATGATATAAATAATTATGATAATAATTTAATTTCATAGTAATAAATTAATAATTGGCGGGCATGGGGCCATTTCCTGAAAATTCTCCCGTAATGCTGTACATGGTCGGATACTGTTTGGTCGGTTGGTCAAAGGATTGATTATACACACTGTCGTATATTTGTTGTCCCTCCTCAAACGACCGTTTCCAATTATTTGTGCCAAAGTTTCCCTGTGCTGGTTTCTGGTAATAATGATTGGTGATAATGCGCTCGTTGGTGCCAAATCCACCCGTCAAGGAAGAATACGAGGGTGTTAGTGCGACGGTCAATTTACCCGCATCGTTTGCACCCACAACATTGAATGATGAATCCGCAGAATAAGGTGCTGACATACTGGAACATCCAGAACAGTCTACATCACTGGAACATTGTTCGCCTGTGATAGAACACGTTGAATTGGGAGAACAAAAATTATTACATGTGCTTTTATTCGTAAATGGCATATCTACATTGGCGCTTGTAAAGGATTCATATAAAGAAATATACTGGTTTTTCACTAAATAGTGTATATATGTATTTATTATAAAAAGAAATACTACTACACCACATACAAGAAATCCGTATATATACATATTGTATTTATTCATAATAAATACAAATAATAAAAAAATAATATATCCATATACTAATTAAAATGTCAGACACCACCACAGACACATCAAGCATTGATGATAAAAAAACAACAAATAATACATCCACATTAAACATAAAGGGGTTTGTTGTTTCTATGGTGATGGTGGTTATATGCATCCTTGCCTATTTTTTTTCTGCCAGTGCAGTTTTATACATGTGTAAAATCGGACAATCCAATGTATTGCCTAGCGACATTCAGTGTGCACCATATGAAACGGCGGTTCCCACAGTCGAACCCAAGAGTATCAATATTTTCGGAGAAGGGGGCAAGTCTAGTAAATTGGAATTCCCATATGAAATGAATTCTAAAAACAAGTTGTTGGATTGGTTTAGAGAATATAAACAAAAACCGAATTCTCATTTTTTGGCAAACTACTTTATAACCATTGCCGAATCCGTGTTGCATTTCAACTATTCTTCCGCCAATTCCATATTCCAGTCAATCAATGAAACCCTTTCTGAAAGTGCAATTGTTGGAACGGGACCCTTTTTATTTTTATTCTTATATGCATTTGGAATGATTGCAAACAATGTTTATTTTATTTACATATGGTTTTCAAGCATGTATTGGTTTTTCAGAACCAAATCGACCACCCATGAAGAAGAAGAACCCAAATGGGAAAACGTGTCCATGTTTCTAAACCCCATAAATTGGTCTATTGGGGTCGGGTTGGTGTGTTTGTTTTCATGTATTATTATCCTTGTGCTTATTCTTGGAATTGGATTGTCTGTGCCTGCTATATTATTTCACAACGCATTGATAAGCATACTTTGTTATAAAAGTGTGTTCAATAAACAACCAACCCCAACAGGACTAATGACGATTGTCAAGGAAGTATTTGTTCAATATAAAGTTAGCATTGTGGTAGTATTGAGTATATGTATGATTTTACTGTCTTTTTCAAATTTGGGAACAATTCCAGGAATATGTTCGTTGGTAATGACAATGTTCATTTACCATGGAACCATACACATGAATGTATTTCAAAAAACCAATGATATAGTAAAAACCCCAATGACCGATTATAAACAAGCAACAAAATCATCATGTCTAAAACCGACGACGAAAGGAGCGCCCATGTCGTTATTTAAACAATTAATAAATGCCATATTTAATATTAAACAACAAGGGGGTGGAAACGAACTGACACATCAAATAAAACAAATACATAAACAATATTCTCTCTAGAACTAGAACCAACTCTTTAGTTCTAATTGTTTATCGGCGGTGCTAGATAATACTGGATGTGCAAGTGGAACAACGAGAGTGCTTACATCGGTTTTATATTTCAAATATCCTTGTGCTTCGCTGTATATTTGTTGAATACAATAATTAAGAACTATTTTATTTAATTGTGCAATTTGGTCTGGAATATGGGTATTCAAATTGGAGGCATGTTGTAAAAAAACGCTTCGCATTACAATTTGCAACGAGTCGCAATCTTGGGGACCAATTAAATATTGGCCATTAGACTTTTTATAAATGCCTGCACGGATTGCGTTTTGGATGATTTGTATATTCTCTCGAGAGAAATAAGCCAAGGATAAAGGAGTAGCGTCCCACAGTCCCTCGGTTGCATTTCTAAAAGTAGTGCATTGATTGGCTGGAATTTTATCATACATTTTAAATAATACAGAGGTATTTGGCGATTTTATATTCACTCGTCCTTGTCCTTGTCCTTGGTTTAATATGTTCATATAAAGTATTGAAATAATAAAATAAATGAATAAACCAATAAAATATAAAACAAATAATATAAAACAAATAAACCAATAAAAATATAAAACAAATAAACCAATAAAATATAAAATAAATAAACCAATAAAATATGAAAAATAAAAAAAATAAAAAAAATAAAAATGAATACAATAAATATAAATATAAATTTATCAATTTCAATTCATCAATATGCCAATTACTCGTTCAATAACAAATAAATTAAACCAATTTATAGAGGTGTGTAAAGAAGGAGATTTACAAAAGGTTCAACAATTATACAATACTCTAAAGACAACTATTCCTGAAGAGGCACTTGTTTGTGCGTATGAACATAATCATTTTAAAGTAATCATGTTCATCCTTCAAGTGAATCCAGATATACATATTCCATATTATATTGATTTGTTGTTCCTTGTTTGTCAACATGGAGATTTAGATGCATTGAAATACTTTGTGCAAATAAAGAAGATTGACATTGACAATTGTGATGCAGAAGGTGTATTGGATATTGCTTGTGAAAATGGACATTTAGACGTAGTAAAGTATTTACATGAAATCGACCTTGATATCATTTCTGAAGATTATGAATATGCATTTAAAAAGGCTTGTAAAAATGGACATTTACATGTGGTAAAGCATTTACTTAAAATCAAACCTGATATAAATATTTCTATACAAGAAGAATATGCATTTAGAAGTGCTTGTAAAAATGGACATTTAGATATGGCAAAATATTTACTTGAAATCAAACCTGATATAAACATTTATGCAGTTAATGATATTGCATTTACAGGTGCTTGTGAAAATGGACATTTAGAAGTGGTGAAATTTCTGATTGAACTTAAACCTCATTGGGATGTTATTAGATGGAATAATGAGATTAATACAACATACATTGCATTTCGCGGAGCTTGTAAAAATGGACATTTACATGTGATAAAGTTTTTACTTGAGATAAACCCTGAAACAAAGAAAGAAGATGATACTATATATCATGGATTTAGAGATGCTTGTTATCATGGACATCTTGAAGTGGTAAAATATCTCCTTCAAATTAAACCCGATATTGACATTGACAGACAGCTTAGAGACGCATTAAGTATGGCTTGTTTTAATGGACATCTTGAAGTGGTGAAATTTTTAATTGAAATCAAACCTGCATTAAAGTTCGGATGTAATATTGATAATTTATTTAATGACGCTTGTAAAATCCAACACTTAGAATTGGTGAAATACCTCTATGAAATCAGCCCCAACGTGGTCATTTCAATGGATACATTTATTAATGTTTGTTATTTTGGGAAATTAGAAGTAGTCAAATTTATTCTTAAAAATAAACCTGACTTTGACATTTGTGCAAATAACGATAGAGCCTTTCGTTCGGCTTGTTTAAATGGATATTTAGAAATAGCCCAACTATTGGTTCAAAAGATGCCAGCTAAATATTCCATCACCAATGTACTACCGATTTGTCCTGGCGAATATATTATATCATACAACATAAATAGATTTGGTTCAAAAATAGAATATGTAAATCACATAGAAAAATGTTTTGTTTGCACTACGTCAAATTGTAGTGTAAAAACATCATGTAATCATACCTTTTGTAAAAAATGTATTACACAATGGTTGTCCATAAAAGAGGAATGCCCTTATTGTCGTTCTGCAATTTTACCAAATCATGTATTCGCGACCCTGAAAATCAAAAAATAAAATCTATATTGTTTAAATTGTTTAATTTAGATTGTTTATTTTAGATTATTGAATAATTATTGCATGATTATTATTGCATGATTATTATTGAATGATTATTATTGAATTTATTGATTTTTTTTCAACATTCTTGTAAAAATATAATGAGTATATATGGATGGGTTTCAGAAATTCGTATTGGTATCGGCCATTGTGATTTTGATTATTTCGCTTGTTTTCATCGGCATCTCATTATCCAGTTCCGTCAATAATGTAGTATGGCCACCGATGGTGCCAGAGTGTCCTGATTATTGGATAAGTGATGGTTCTGGTAATAATTCAACCTGTATTAATGTAAAGGGTTTAGGAACTTGTCCCCCACAAAGTGGTCAAAAATACCAAACCATGAACTTTAATACTTCTTCATTTACAGGTTCGTCTGGAACATGTAATAAGTATAATTGGGCAACCAATTGCAATGTGTCGTGGGACGGAATTACTTATGGGGTAAGCAATCCTTGCCAAACCTCTTCTTCCTCTACATCCACTACTACCACATCTTAATACCTTTTTTATATAATGTGAATTATTATTTCATTGTATATAAACAATTTAAAACTACCTATATAACAATATAATATATATGATGACGACACTATTTAATATGAACCATTTACACCATCCAATACATCAACCAGTAACATTAAATTGTAATAATTGTGGAAAATATGGACATTTATTTCATCAATGCAAATTACCAATCACCAGTTATGGAATTGTGGCATTTAGATATTATGAATCTAAATATTATTATTTAATGATACGAAGAAAGGACAGTTTTGGATACATTGAATTTATTCGTGGGAAATATTCATTGCTTGACATTTTTCAAATACAAAAAATTGTGGATGAAATGTCTCTCGAAGAAAAAACCCGAATCCTTGAAAGACCGTTTGAAGAATTGTGGATACAAATGTGGGGAAATGTAAATATCCAAAATAGCCAATATAAAAATGAAGAATGCATGTCGAAAAAAAAATTCGAAATGTTGAAATTTGGCATTGAAGTGAATGGAACTATATATACTTTACAATCCATCATTCAAATGTCGTCTACTACATGGGATGAAACCGAGTGGGAATTTCCAAAGGGGCGACGAAATCCAAAGGAACGGGATTTAGAATGTTCTTTAAGAGAATTTGAAGAAGAAACTGGAATTTCAAAAAAAAATATATGTGTGGTTGAAAATATTATGCCCATGGAAGAAATATTTATTGGGTCTAATTGCAAGACCTATAAACATAAGTATTTTTTAGCATATATCGAAAACAATAATATTGATTTATCGCAATATCAGGATGCAGAAGTAAGTAGGTTGGAATGGAAAACAATTGATGAATGTTTAAAATCCATTCGTCCTTATAATTTAGAAAAAAAGGAATTAATTAAAAATGTGGATAAAATATTAGAAATTTATAGATTATATGTATAATATAGACAACCAATGGACGACGACACCAATTCATATAAACATAAACATAGTTCCTGGAATTTGAATTTAACAAATGCTCCCAAGGGGACAAGAACTCGAAAACTTCGTAAATGCAAATATGGTGTTAGAGATGAGAATGGTAAATGTCCCAAGAAACCAAATGAAGAGCCGAATGAAGAGCCAAATAAAGATATAGAAACTGAATCGGAAGAATTTATTGTTCAGATGCCAATCACCAACAAAACTCGAAAACTTCGTAAATGCAAATATGGTGTTAGAGATGAGAATGGTAAATGTCCCAAGAAACCGAATGAAAAAAACAATGAAGAGAGAAAAGAAGAGGTTGAGAATGAATCTGAATCCGAAGAAATTATTGTTCAGATGCCAATCACCAACAAAACTCGAAAACTTCGTAAATGTAAATATGGTGATATAGATGAGAATGGTAAATGTCCCAAGAAACTAAATGAAGAGCCGAATGAAGAACCGAATGAAGATAGAAATGATATATTACAAGAACAAGAGCATGTATCATCAGATAAACCATACAGCGAGACACAACATACCTCAACTGAAAAAGAACAAGAACAAGTAAATGAATTGAAAAGTCAAAGTCAAGATAATGATGATTTAAAAACAAGCTATAATGAAAAATGTTCTACTGATAAAGATTATTATAGCACAGAATGTAATGCATTCCAATTAAAAAAAGAATTATATGAACATCATGAAATTGCAAACAACAAACAAGTAAAGTATGACTATTTATACCCAAATTTAAATGACCCCAATTTTAACATTCATATAGCAACTAAGAAGGAATTTAACGATACAAAATATGACGGACAATTGCATAATGATATAAAAAAATATTCGGATGAAATTGCAAATGCAGAATATGAATTACAACCACATCAGGCATTTGTAAAAAATTTCATGTCTTTTCAAACGCCATATAGTAGTTTATTATTATATCACGGTCTAGGCACTGGGAAGACGTGTAGTGCGATTGGAGTAGGTGAAGATATGCGAGAATTTATGAAACAAACAGGGAATAATAAAAGAATATTGATTGTTGCTACTGAAAATGTTCAGGACAATTTCAAGTTGCAATTGTTCGATGAGAGAAAATTAGTGGAAATAAATGGGATTTGGACGATTCAAGGGTGTCTGGGAAATAAGTTATTAAAGGAAATTAACCCGACCAATATGAAAATGTCAAGAGAGAAAATAATTACAAGCATTAAACATTTGATAAACCAATATTATATTTTTTTAGGATACATTCAATTTGCAAATTATATTATCAAGACGATGACTGGAACGCAAAGTCAAAATGTTGCGAATAGAAAGAAAGAAGAGAAAAGTATGATTCAACTCGCCAAGGAAGAAAAGAATATAGACGAAAAGGCAATCCAACGATTGCAACACGAATTTAACGACAGACTTATTATTATTGATGAAATTCACAACATACGAAAAACAAGTAATAATCTTGAAACCAAAAATCACTTGGTAGCTACCAATCTTGAAATATTGGTTCATTACGCGAAAAATATGCGGTTGTTGCTTCTCTCTGCTACTCCCATGTATAATACTTATACAGAAATCGTTTGGTTGCTGAATCTCATGAACATTAATGACCGCCGTGGGAAAATTGAAATCGGAAATGTCTTTGACCAAGAGGGTAATTTCAAAAAAGGGGGAGAAGAATTACTCATTCGAAAGGCGACCGGATATGTATCTTTTGTTCGCGGTGAAAATCCATACACTTTTCCATATCGTGTGTATCCATCTATTTTTGACAAAGACCATTCGTTGAAACACCTTGAATATCCAACATATCAGATGAATCTAAAAAAAATTAAACACGAAGATAAAATAAAACATTTAGACTTGTATGTCTCACCCTTGTCAAATTGTTCCTATTGTGGATCTTGTCAGTGGTGTTGCTATCAATACATTTTATATAATATTACACATAGAAATAATACAATTCAGCGAAAAGGAAAGACCATTCAAATGCTGCCTTTCAAGGAATTAGACTCGATTGGATATAATACACTTATATTACCAATTGAATCATTGATTATTTCGTATCCACCATTTGGAAAAAACAACAAGGATAATTTTCACAAACTGATGACTCATATATCCACTGTGTATTCAAATACCAAACCATCCGAAACTTTCTCTCCCAGTTTGAAAGAAAGCACCTCTTCAATCGAAATAGACGACGACCATGTGGAAGATGTTGGGGACTTGGCATCGCCAATGCCACAGAATGTTGGGACTTGGGTGGATCCTAATATATTGACGGGAAAAATGGGGTTTGAACGCATTATGCGATTTGAAGAAAACAAAGATACAAAACATCATTACGAATATATAGACGAAAGTATTGGTAGAATTTATTCTCGAGAACACATTGGTAAATATAGTATCAAAATCAAAAGAATACTTGACAATATGGAACATGCAGAAGGTATCATATTAATATATTCTAGTTTTATTGATGGTGGGATTATTCCAATGGCGCTTGCACTTGAAGAAAGTGGATATGTCGGATATAACCATAATTTATTCAAAGAACCCACTCCTGAAATGAAAAAACGTCTTCATCGTAAAGACCCCCTATATAAATATTGTATGATTACAGGCGACGGAAAACTGTCACCGAATAACGACGCAGTGATAAAGGTTCTCACCAACGTAGATAATAAAAAGGGAGATAAAATTAAAGTGGTCTTAATATCAAAAGCAGGATCTGAAGGAGTGGATTTCAAGTTTATTCGTCAAATACACATATTAGACCCATGGTATAATATGAACCGAATAGAACAGGTGATTGGTCGCGGAGTTCGTAATTTGTCTCATAAAGACCTTGAGTTTGAAAAGAGAAATGTTTGTATTTTTTTACATGCTGTATTATTCGACGATTCCATTGAATCTGCCGATTTATATATTTATCGTGTTGCTGAATACAAGGCGATTCAAATTGGAAAAATAACTCGTTTATTAAAAGAAACGGCCATTGATTGTATTATTAATCACGAACAAACGAACTTTACCCAACAAAATATAAAGGCGAATATGCATTCCAATATAACCCAAATCGTTTCATCTGGTAAAACAATCTCTGATTTTCGAATTGGAGACGCTCCCTTTTCTCATTTTTGCGATTACATGGCATCATGTAATTACAATTGCAGACCCAATAAGGAAATAAGCGATGAGGAAGTAAATGAGGACACATATGATGAAAGTTTTATACATATCAATTCCGAAAAAATAATAAAACGAATACGCATGTTGTTTAAAGAAGCCTTTTTCTATAAAAAAGACAATTTAATTAGATCTATTCGTGCAGTTAAACCATACTCTTATGTTCAAATTTATTCGGCACTGACGAATTTAATTGAAGATGAAAATGAATTTATCACAGATAAATATGACCGAAATGGAAAATTAGTAAATATTGGTGATTATTATTTATTTCAACCTGTTGAAATCACCGATAAAAATATATCTATATACCAACGAACTACTCCGCTTGATTTTAAAATGGATTCGATTGTTATTGAACTTGATAAAAACAATAATGATATGAAGAATAAAAATGCGAATAAAAATATGAATAATAAAAATATACAATTAATACAAAATAGACCACCACAAACAAGAGAACATAAACAAAAGGAGAAAAAAGAACTTGCAACCGAAATCATTCAATCCATGCAGTCAGCATTAGATGCTTCAAGAACATATTATACATCTCCATTGAGATTACGCGGAGATGATGATGAATATAATTGGTATAAATATTGTGGGGCGATTGTGCATTACTTAAAAAAGGAATATGAAAAACAAGAACAAAGAGATAAACTTGTTGAGTTGGAGAGATATTATGAATTGTTTTCAGTTTCTCATTATATTGAAATGTTAAATTATAACGACAAAATTACATTGATGAATTATATTTATAGTTTGGAACAGTTGGAAGAGAATTCTTTAGAAGCATTTATCAAGCAATATTTCGATAAACAAGTGATTAAAACAAAAGTCCACGACAAGGACATTTTGGTTTTTATTATTCCGCATGGAACACAATTGTTTTTGAAATATGACAACGAATCTTATAATTGGATAGATGTATCTCCATATGAATCAAAAACAATTAATATATCCAAAGAAGTAGTAGCAGTCTTGCATTATGATTATATTGATAAAAATAAAACCAAAGCAGAAAAAAAATCGTCCTATACAGCATATTACAATTCGGTGGTTGGATATATGGGGTTTGACAAGGGTTCCAAGCAATTTTATTTCAAGACTAGAACGGTTGGGACTAAACGAGACAAAGGAGCGACTTGTTTCCAGGCAGCCAAAAAAGAAAATTTAACAAAAATAAACAATCTTTTAGGATATGATAAATATACAAGTGAAAATACAAAAATGGTAAAAGACTCACAAGGGAATATAATCAAGGATACCATTAGCAATAATGAATTATGTGTGTTGTTAGAATTAATATACAGACTTTTCCACGAAACCAACAAAAATGACAAGAAGTGGGTCATGTCCCCCGAGTTGGCAAGTATTTTATTAGACCAATAATAATAATAATAATAATAATAATAAATAAATAATAATAACATATATTTTTACATTCGTTGTAAATGCAAAAAATATATGTTATTCCAATAATATGGGTGGAACGAATAAAAAAAAAACACATAAACCGAAATTTCCTTTTGTCAGTATTTGCACACCTACATTTAACCGCCGTCCCTTTATTCCAATTATTATCAAATGTATTGAAAACCAAACATATCCCAAAGACCGATTTGAGTGGATCATTGTGGATGATGGAACAGATAAAATCGAAGACTTGGTTGCCCACATTCCATATGTAAAATATTATAAATACGATACAAAAATGACACTTGGGAAAAAAAGAAACATTACCAATGAAAAGGCCACAGGGTCTATTTTAGTATATATGGACGACGACGACTATTATCCCCCAGAACGAATTTCTCATGCAGTAGAACGGTTATCTGGAAGTAATGCATTGTGTGCAGGTTCCAGCGCCATGTTTATTTATTTCAAACATATCAATAAAATGTACCAGTTTGGTCCATATGGTCCGAACCACGCAACTGCAGCCACCTTTGCATTCAAGAGAGAACTATTAACAATGACTCGATTTAATGAAGAGTCGTGTGTCGCAGAAGAAAAACAGTTTTTAAAAGACTATAGCATTCCATTTGTTCAATTGGACTCGTCAAAATCCATATTGGTGTTTTCTCATAATCATAATTCGTTTGACAAAAAAGAACTGTTGGCACAATTACCCAATCCATATGTGCACGAATCTGCATTAACACCCAGCGATTTTGTCAAGGATGCGGATACCTTGCAATTTTTCATGAAAGACATTAATACACTTCTTGACAATTATGAACCTGGAAATTCAAGCCATAAACCCGACGTGAAAAAACAATTGGATAAATTGAAAATAGACCGCGAGAGAATGGCACAAGAACAAATGAAACACCACCAATTTCAACAAAACAGTCAAAAGATATTACAAGACCAACATATGAAAATACAGCAATTAAATTTAGAAAACACCCAATTGAAAGACCAAGTAGAGTATTTAAATAATAAAATCAAACAGCTCATTATGTCTCAAATCACCAAAAAGAGAGAAGAACAACAAGGGAGTTTGTAATATATTAATAATAATATTATAAAAGTATTATAGTATTATAGTATTATAGTATTATTTTAATAATAAATATACCTTATTTAAATAATAAATATACTTAAAAGAAATGTACATACATAATACAATAGTATGTATTATGAAGATGATTTTCTACGAGTGAATGAGCCCAATGATTATGGAGACGACGATTTTGTGAAAACGCATTATGCGTTGGAGAATGTTAAAAAGGCTGACAAAGGGTATGTGATGATTCGTAGACGTTCAAAAAAAATAGAACTGTATGCATCTGGTGGAAAAGGAAGTCGGATACGCGATGCTGAAACAGGATTTTATTATCCCAACTTGGTTGGTTCCAAAGACGAAGATATTTTTTTCAAAATGTCAATGGCCACGGGTGAATGTGCAAAGTGCACTTCCAACACGTTTTTCTTTGTGTCGCCGAACCATTATGAAAAAATCATGAACGAGCATGTTGGTCCACCGGTCTTTGTGTCGTGGCAGGAAAAATGTAATGCACGATTGCGTGAATTAAAATATAATAAAAAAGTTGTGAATCAAACAATTGTTGTCAAGTAAATAAATAGGATTATTTGAATTTATTTTATTTTTTATTTTCGTATTTTGCGTTTATAATGTGTTTTTCTATGCGTATGTGTTTGTTTTCGACAAGTTTTTCTGTATTTTCGACGAGTTTTTCTATTTATATATGTTCGTAATCCACCCGTAATTGTTTGTTTGTTCGTATTGTTTAATATAGGAAGAATGCATAATGCAAGGAATGCATTTCCAATGCTATTTAACAATATACACTGATTTAATATTGGTTGCAACCTAGTCATGGAAACCCCCTCAACCAACTTCAACCCTTTGGGAACCAACTCTAATTCTTCCCCCTCTCCTCCTCTATATTTTCTCTTACCATTACCACCTTTTATACCCAATAAACTCCATACATTATCGGTAATACTACCTAATGCGGTAATGGTTGTATCCATGGTGCTACCTAATGCAGTAATGGTTGTATCCATGGTGCTACCTAATGCGGTAATGGTTGTAGTCATGGCAGAATCTCCTAAAGTTATTCCTGTATTAATTAATTCCATGGTACTCGCACCCACATTGGCCGCCGCATTTGTAATTGTATTATTTGTAATCATGCTGGTGGTGTCTTCTTTAATTTTCGCAGAAACACTTTCTCCAATTGCATTCACACTATTTTGCACAAACAATGAACCTGCATTTGTAATGCTGTTTGAAATTGTATTAATAGATTCTCTTTTTGACACCTCTTGAAAGAGTGAAACATATATTTCCAACGACGGTCGTATATTTCTTATTAAATACAAATATCCCTTGGCAAATAATTCAATACAATCTGCCATCAATCGAATGACCATATCTTTGGGTAATTTTAATTGCACACATACAAATTGCAATACAATAATAAAAAATCCTATTTCCAAAATAGTTAATAACCAAGACAATATATTAATGATATTCATTATGTTAAAAGGGACTCGTTTAATCAATCTAGAAGCTCTACAATTATTTGCAATTGTTGCTATATAATAGATAAGTATTGCAATCATTTTTAAAAAATTAAGAATACATTGAAACATGTTGTATGCTGATTCAGAGCAATTCAGAATAGACGATTTTGCCCCAACATTATCAATTGCTTTCAACATTTTTCTAATTCCTGTTTGCATGTCGCCACTTAACTGTCCTAAATTAGAGTCTATTTTATCATTGGTTTGTTGTATATTGCTTGCAATATCTATTGTTTTTTCTGTATTTTCACCAACCGCTTGAACCTTATTTTGCAAACTGTTTAACTGAATATTCATTTGTATCAACATTTGTTTTAATTCTTCAACCTCACGACTATTTGCGTTGCTTACTTCGGCGATTGCATTGCCAAACAATTGTTTTTTTTGTTCATTAAAGGTGATTAATGACAATTCTGACATTAATATGTTATTTATATTATATAAATATTATAAATAACATATTTATAATATATTATATAATATAAATAACATAAAGGTCGGCACTTCTAGGCATCGAAATTCGTCGTCCAAGTTGGTTTTCTTTTTTCTGTCTAAAATGAAAAAGTAAAAGTGAAAAAGTAAATATAACAAGAAGGATTCCAATTTTTCTCTCTAGAATAAAAATGAGATGAATCGTTTTTTATTTTCATTCTTGAGAGAAAAAGAAAACCAAATTGGACGACGAATTTCGATGCCTAGAAGTGCCGACTTTTTTTTTGGGGGGGGGATAAAAAAAATAAAATATGAATAAACAACTAATTTATTTATTTGTTTTTACTTTTATTATTTTATTTTATTTAATTTAATTTTATCATTTGCCTTTTTTCGGTGCCTTTTCCTTTTTTATTTGTTTTACTGCTTTTTCTATTTTCACATCGCATTGTGCTTCGTTTCGTTCAATTTGAAATTGTTTATATTCATGTTCCAACACTTCTAATTCGTTTAACCACATTTGTTTCTCGCTAGTTGATTTAATAATGTCTAATTCGTGTTGAGTCGTTTTACAGACATTCAACAAATGTTCCACGTTTTCAATTGACACCGAGTCCATGGGCATTTTTATTAAATATTTATAATCTTTGTCTTTGTCATGGGATATCATAACATATTGTTTGGTTTGCAACAATGCATGGATTTCGTCTTGTTTCAAACGTCGCAAGTCAATGGTTCCGTCCAATACTTCTTGAATGTATCGCGCCTTGTTTTGCAAAACAACCAATTCTTCTTCTTTTTCACGTATGATGTATGCCTTTCGTAGCACATAATGCTTGATGCGAATCTCAAAATAGTCGTTGATTATATCTTCCACCTTTTCATATTTCTTCAACTTGTCTTCGTGGTCAAATAAATGCATATTGGTGGTTGAACTCGTGCTGTATAGTTTCAATACCTTTTCAAGCCCATTACATCCATATTCTCCCTTGGCAGACTCTAGTTCTTGCACTTTTCCCTTGGTAAACGGAATTACAAAATCCACGCTTACATCGGTATAATTCTCAAACGGTTTATCGCGAATCAATGGCACGATTTTCTTTCCTTCGTCGTCCTTGTCGTTTTGCAAGGTATCCAATAAATTTTTGAAATCTTGGGTCCAAAAACCAACTGGCAACTCGGTGACACGAATTGTGTCGTTGTCTATTTTTTCGTATTTCCCTTTAAATAGGAATTTCGTTGGACTCAATTTTTCAATGGTTCCTTTGAATCCCTCATAATAGGGAACAAAGTCCATCTCACACAGTTCCGTTGGGTTTTGTATCTTATGTTTTAAATAATTGATAATGTTCAGTGGATGGTAGCACATGATATCAGTACTAAATCCAGTTCCAATTCCCATGCTTCCATTTACTAACACCATTGGTATAATCGGCACATAATACTGAGGTTCCACTTGAAATCCATCGTCGTCCAAATAATTCAATACAGAGTCATCTTGTTCTGGAAACAAGACACGAGTGATTTTTTCCAATCGAGTAAATATATATCTTGGACTCGACGCGTCTTGTCCTCCCTTAATACGCGACCCAAACTGTCCAGACGGATATAACAAATTAATATTGTTGGACCCCATAAAGTTCTGAGCCAGTCCCACAATCGCCTTGTTTAAACTGTCTTCGCCGTGATGGTAGCAGGAATGTTCCGATACGTATCCTGAAAATTGTGCCACTTTGATTTCAGTCGTGAGTCGCTTTTTAAACGCACTATACAGTATTTTCCGTAAACTGGTTTTCAGTCCGTCTACTAAATTGGGAATACTTCGGTCGCAATCATACTTGGAAAAGTGAATAAGTTCCTTATTGATAAACTCTTCATATGAAATAAGCGATTTATTGGTATTGATAAAACTGTGTCGGTCATATTCTGTTTCCAACCACCTTTTACGGTCGTTGGCACGTTTCTTGTTAAACACCATATCAATCGCATTGTCGCTATCAGAACCATTATATTCAAATCCCACAAATCGCATTTCTTCAAAATACGCGCGAAATTCCGACTTGGTGGAGGAACCTAATCCCTTGTAATATTTCATATTCCATGACTTGATATTGGTTTCAGGACGTTCTCTCCATACATCATATTCTCCCTGATTGTAAAATACCAATTCTTGCTGTCCCTTCTTGGCTTTTAAAATAGGAGTGTTCATAAATCCAATAAACCCAGGAATACGAATCAACGAAGCCCATTCGTGGTGAAACAAATTCACATTCAAGCCTTTAATATGCGAACCGTCCAAATCTTGGTCGGTCATCAACATGATTCTGCCATATCGTAGATATTTATGAACGTCTTCGATACTATTATATTCTCTGCCTGTTTCCAATCCCAATATTTGCTTCAAATTATGTATTTCTTCATTGTCTAATATTTTTTTACTCGTTTCTCCACGCACATTCATGACCTTTCCCTTGAGGGGGAACAGTCCATACATGTTTTTATGGTCCGAAGTCAGCCCTGAAATAGCCGCTGTCTTAGCCGAATCTCCCTCGGTCAAAATCAACGCGCATAAATGCGACTTGTCTGTTCCTGCCCAATTCGCATCGTCCAATTTTGGAATTCCTTTAATATTTTTTCGCTTGGTTCCGTCTGTTTTTTTCGCCGCTTTATTTTCCTTGACTTCAGTAATCGCACATGCCGCATCCATCACTCCCATTTTCACCAGTTTTTCAATGAATTTATCACTGACCTCACACTTTGACCCAAACTTGGAAGAGGGAGTATTCATATAATCCTTGGTCTGACTGTCAAAGGTGGGGTTTTCAATGTCGCAACGAATAAATAATATAAGTTGTTCTTTAATTGAATTGGGATTGACCTTGATTTTCTTCTTTTTTTCAATAAACTCCACCATTTTACGTGTAATTTGGTTCAACACATATTCCACATGCTTCCCCCCCTTGGATGTATAAATACCATTGACAAACGATACTTGGATAAACTCATTCGTCGGGGTTAATGCCA